CAGGTAACACTGCCTTCCGTGGATTTAAACGACGCGACCATCAGTGATTCGTCGGGCGACCAATTCCGTTGGCTGAATTGGGTCGGACACAATATCATCAACAACGTGACGATTGAAATCGGCGGCACGCCCATTGACAAACACTACGGTGACTGGCTCCATATTTGGAACGAACTAACACAGCCTGCGGGAAAACAGGCCGGGTATGCCGAAATGGTCGGAAACGTCCCCGAGCTCACGAATCTCATTACCGCCGTGGGAGTTGACGGCGGATGTACGACTCTAATTAGCGGCGGGGATCCACATACGAGCTCAGAAGCGCGAAGTTGTACGCCGAAATTCACGCTGTATATTCCGCTCCAATTTTGGTTTAATCGGCACTCGGGACTGTCGCTTCCGCTGATTGCGCTCCAGTACCACGATATTCGACTGACCGTCGAATTCAATCAGCTCCAGAATTTATGCTGGACGAACAATCCGACAATCATGGACGCCGTGAATGCGACGGGAATGGTGGGTGCGTCCATTTTCGCCCAGTATATTTATCTGGACACCGCCGAACGTCAGAAGTTCGCACAGGTTGCGCACGAATATCTCATTGAGCAGCTCCAATTCACGGGCGGGGAATCCGTGACGTCGTCGGCCAACCAGATCAAGATGAATTTCAATCACCCGTGTAAGGAAATTATCTGGGTCGTCCAGCGTGATTCGTTTGTGACGTGTGATCCGACTACGATCGACCCGTGGAAGGGGCAACAGCCGTTCAACTATTCGGATTACTGGGATCGCGCGGCGCTCGAGTCGGGGTACTCTGTGTCGACCGTCGAGGGACTTGCGGGGTGGAATCCAACGGCCGTGGCGAAAATAATGTTGAACAACTTGGACAGATTCCCGGAACGCGAGGGACGGTATTTCAATTTGGTCCAGCCGTACCAACACCACACAAATATCCCGGCGGTCGGAATCAATGTGTATTCGTTCGCACTCAATCCCGAACTCATCCAGCCCAGCGGATCCTGTAACTTTTCCCGGATCGACGTGGCCAAATTGTGTCTGACCCTGTCCGCTAATACTGTAAGCAATGGAAACACGGCACAAGTGCGCATCTATGCTGTGAATTACAACGTCTTGCGCATTATGGCGGGAATGGGCGGTCTCGCATACAGTAATTAATTGACAAAATTGACAAAATTGACAAAATCCCCGGATCTGACTTTTTGCGATTTTTGCGGATCCGGCCAAATTTTTTTAGATCCGTAGAATATAACAATGACCTCCGGTGGATTAATGCAGCTCGTTGCGTATGGCGCCCAGGATGTGTACCTGACGGCGAACCCCCAGGTTACTTTCTTCAAGCAGGCGTACAGACGCCACTCCAACTTCGCGATGGAGTCCATCGAGCAGACGTTCAACGGTGTTGGCAACTTCGGCAAGCGTGTCCAGTGCACGATTAGTCGCAACGGTGACTTGATCACTCGCGTCTACGTCCAGGTCACTCTCCCGAAGATTGACAATTCTATTGTTAGTGCTACTGTTGGATCTGCTGTTAGCGCACTCAAACGTTTCTCTTGGATTCCTTACCTTGGTCAGTACTTGATTGATAACGTGTACGTCGAGATTGGCGGACAGCAGATTGACAAGCACTATGGTGAGTGGCTCCACATCTGGAACGAGCTTACTCTTCCCCAGGGCAAGCAACTGGCGTACCTCAACATGGTGAACGGCTATGGTGGAGCTGCTCTTGAACCCCAGACAGAGTGTGTTGCATGTACGACTGAATTGAGTGCTTCGGATGCTGCGGTATTGGCGTGTGTGAACCCAACCATTTCCACTCAGGGTTCTGACTGCGCAATTGGCGCCAACGTTATGCTAAGAGCGTTTGAATCTGAAGACGGTGATATTTCTGGATGTATCCCTGAGCAGACGCTCTACATCCCTCTGGAGTTCTGGTTCAACAGACACGTCGGACTTGCACTCCCTCTGATTGCTCTTCAGTACCACGAAGTCAAGATCAACGTGGAGTTCGCTCAGCTTCAGTACCTCATCAATACGACTTGCACTACTGCTCTAGCAGCCCTTGCGACAAAGGGAATGTCCGCTTGCTCCCTGTATGTGGAGTACATCTACCTCGACACGGAAGAGCGTAGACGGTTCGCCCAGGTCGCACACGAGTACCTGATTGAGCAGCTCCAGTTCACGGGCACGGAGTCGGTCACGTCCACCTCTAACAAGATCCAGCTGTCCTTCAACCACCCTTGCAAGGAGCTTATCTGGGTGGTCCAGAACCCCTCGTACGAGGACTGTAAGTCCACGACGAACTGCCCTTGGCGCTACTCGGACGCCAACCTCGGAAACCCTACGGCTGTTGCCAAGATCCAGCTCAACGGCCAGGACCGTTTCACGGAGCGCGAAGGTTCCTACTTCAACTTCGTTCAGCCTTACCAGCACCACACCAACACGCCTGCCACGGGTGTTAACGTGTACTCGTTTGCGCTCAAGCCCGAGGATCTTCAACCATCTGGGTCGTGCAACTTCTCGCGCATCGACAACGCTGTGCTCAACCTGACGCTGACGCCCGCTACGTTTAAGACCAATGTACGTAGTTTGGATGCAACTCAGGAAAACGTCCAAACAGCATCGACATTGGCATCAACTCTGAGAGATCAGACCTCCGCCAACGTCAACATCTACGCAGTGAACTACAACGTTCTCCGTATTATGTCCGGCATGGGTGGCCTGGCGTACTCTAACTAAACGAGTAATCAACATTAAAAATAAAATCAAAAAATTATTAAGGGTAGTCTGTGGATATTTCAACTAAACGAATACGAATAACTATTATGAATAGTCTGAGAATATCCCAACTACACGAATAATCAAAAATCAGAACATTTATCAGACTTCCAATATTTTGTTAGAAGTCTGAAAAAGTGAAAAGTAAAAAGTGACAATAAAACCAAAACCAAAACTAAAACAATCAAAACAAATTAAATCAAAATGAACTTTGATGAATCGTCGTCTGCCTGGATGTCGAACAAACTCCGACGAGGTGCAATGTTTTATTACCGGTGTGAATACGTTCCAAAACTCGGAGTCAAACAGTGTCCGAACAAGGCGGAAAATGTCATACGTGTTCCAGAAGACGGGGACATAAGTAACACCGATCTGAAACTTTGTAAAGTTCATAGAAAATTCAAGAGGTCGAGGACTCTTCCCCTTCAACAATCGACGCAAACGGGAAATCGCTCAACAGAAGCGACAGAGCGTGCATCCGGCGTTCCATCCACGAATCTCCCGGCGCCTGACGCGTCAAGTACTTCCACCGCCACTCAAATCGCAGCGCCGCCTTCTCGTTATCGAATCCCTGAACCAAAAACCGCCGACGCCATTTGCGTCCCGACGTAGCGCGCGCACCGCCACTCAATTCGCCATTGTGCTGGCGCAATCGTCTGTCGGGATTCACTGTTGCGCCGACATACGTTTTTTGTTTCTTTTCGTCGATCGACACCAACATATAACAAAACCAAGGTTTCTCTTTTTCTTTCGCTTGTTCTTGATTTGTTTGAATTGTTTGAATTGTATTTTCTGTTTGAATTGATTCAGATTCACTCATTCTTAACTATTGTGTCGCATTTCGCCACAGAAGCGAACCGCCGCCAAACCACGTTCGCAATTGCGCGGAATCAACAACGCGAAGACCAGGAGGAAGGGGTGTTGGGTTTTCGAGACTTCGCGACGAGTCACCATACACCATAAACCCCCACTCGCCCTGGAAACTCGGAATCGTCTGTGCGTAGAAGGTTCGATTCAATGTTGACGTTCCTGACACAAGAGTCAAAGGCATGCGCTTATATCCCTCGCCGATACTCCCAAATGGCCGCACAGGTCCGCAGTGCGTGACAATCTTCCCCGACGGCGCCAAGTGATTAACCAAATCCGCCCAGAACTCCGGAGAGTATAAATACCCCGTTTCCCCATCCGGGTCAGGCAGATCCAGAATTATCACATCAAACTGTCCGAACGTCGGGAGTGCGTCACGAATGTCGGCGGACTGATAATGGACGGCGGAATGCGTAAAGACCGTACAGTCCGCGCGCGCATCGTCCGGTGACGAAACGGTGTCCCAGCGCAAATGTTTCCGGCACAGACGCACGAGCTCGTCGTCGATGTCCACCCAATCTACCCGGAGCGCGCCCCATTTCAACACCTCCCGCACCGTGGCGCCCTCGCCGCCCCCGACAACCAGAACACGCGATGCTGTTGCTGCTGTCACAGACATAACAGGATGGACCAGGGATTCGTGATAGATGTGTTCGTCCGCCGACGCCGACTGGAGCT